CCATTTTTTTTCAGTTATAATAAAAACTGGTAAATGTCCTTTTTTCTGAGCATCTACCGCCGCTAAAATCATTGCTGTGGTTTTTGATGTATTACTATGTCCTAAAAACATATTAATACTACCCAAAACAGGTCCAGGTAATCCACAGGCTTCCATAAATGCCTCTCCACAATTGTAGAAAGATTCTGATTTATACTTAGTCTTTGTTGAGAATTTATTTTTAATATCGCTAAAATTAAATTCTTTTTTCTTAATTGCCATTTTTTAATTTTTTTTACTAAATAGATTATAAGTCCATAATATTATCAAATATAAGGTCACTACAAATTTGATTTTAATTGACTTTAAAAAATTAATCACTTCTCAAATTTAATTGTTTCTTGTAATGTTTGTAATTTGTCTTTAGCATTAGCCAATTTATCAACCATTTTATCCATTTCCTCCAAATGTTGTGGATGTTCACCAATTCCAACAGGTGTGTTAAAATAAATCAATAAGGTCGCTTCAGCTTCAGCAATTTCGGCTTCGTATTTTTTAACAAGAGCCAAAAACATTTTTTCTTGTAACATAAATGTCTATGTGTTTTAATTATTAATGTAAAAATAAAAAAGGATGGACACTTTGTCTATGCCAGTGCCCATCCGTATAAATTAGAATGGTAAGTCACCATCAGGTTCGTCACCAGCTTGTGGGTCAACAATTGACATGTTTCCACCAACACTCATTTCAGAAGCCTCATCACCATAGACATACTTGCCTAATTCAGATGACCATCTTGGAGTTTCTCCACGAGCAATTGCTTCCAAATACTCAACAGGTTTTTTAGAATAAACATCAGCCCAAGTAAGTTGGTCTTCAATCCATGATTTAGCAGTGTCAGCATCTGTATGAACAGGAGATGGGTCGTCATGCATTACAGTTTGGATAACTGTGTAAGTCGCTCCTTTTGGAGTCTTTGCTTTAGCCAACTCAATGATTAAGTCACGACCATTAGTAGGGTCAGTAATATCACCTTTAGCCTTCCAAATTGGGATGATTTTGTCCAAGATACCTTCGTTCTTGTAGTTGTGTTTGAATCTCCAAAACTTAACTCCGTCCGCTTCATTGTCACGGTCAATAACCTTAACGATGTAGAATTTACGAGGTTTGTAAGATTTTGCAAGTTCCCTATCGGACTCTTTACCTGTTGACATTAATTCGTCATGAATTTCAGTCAAAGGTGAACGCTCATTGTCGTTTTTACCTGGGTCATAGATTTTATTCCATTTTCCTTCTACTTGAACCTCATGATACCACACCTCTTTGAATGGAGATGAGCCGTCAGGGGTTGGTAAAATACGAAGACGCTTTTGTCCCGATGTTTCATTTTGCGTTAGAATTGCCGCAAAATATTTTTTCATTCTGTCTTCTTGAGACATCTTGTTGGCTCCGTTTGAACCACCTTTCGCTTTTTCATACTGAGCGAGAACAGCATCTAATGAATTTGTCGCCATGTTATATATAAATTAATAGTTAATAAACAAATGTAAGTGTGTCAGCCGTAAATGTCAAATACCTTCTTAGTATTTTATTTCTTTAAAATTTTCTTCCTCCCCATAGTTATTGAACGAATTTTTAATTTCGCTCGGTGAAAAACTTTCAACATCATCAGTGGTTAATATGTATTCATTTTTTCCAGATTTTTCTAAGTCTTCTTGTTTATCTGAAAAAAAGTCTGTTAGTTTTTGGTTGTATGGACCTGAGTCTAAACTTCTAAGTTCTAATTTTTCTTGTGGTGTTTTTTCACGATACTTTTCAATTTTTGCTTCAATATCATTCAATTTTTGTATAACTGAATTCATTTCTCCCAATTTACCTTCTAATGAAGATAACTGATTAAATAAATTGTCAAAATATTCCTCTTGTTTCTTTTCAATATTTTTTTGAGCATCAATTAAATCGGTGATTTCTAACTCTTCAGAACCTTCCTCAGTTTTATCTTCACCAATTTTTTCAACATCAGGGTCATTCTCAATGTCAATTGGTTCGGCAGTTTCTCCGGCTGGCGGTGTTGTAGTATTCCCAGGAGGAGGTGGTGTTGTTTCATCACCTAATGGTGGAGTTGCAGCATCAGCAGGTAATCCTAATTCATCAGGTGCTGGAGGTAAAGTTGCCTCTTGTTCAAATATGTAACTATTTATTGAATTATATCTTCTTAATTCGTTTAAGATTTGTTCCGACACTCCCATTTTATCCGTTTAATAATTGTTTTATTCCTGTAGTAGTTTCTACTTTAATTTTTTTGTTTGTTGTCATAGTATTGTCAACTCTTTCAATCAATCCGTCTTTAAGTCTAACAGTATAACAATCACCAGAATCTAAATCACAAACTTCTTTAAATCCATTTCCAGCATCTTTTTCAGATAATCTTACTTTCTTACCTAAATAATTTTCTAATAAATTTTTAGTATCCATAGTTTTTTTTATATAAATATATCGTAATTCAAATAAATCAAATTTCCAACTTCAATGATAAATCAAATGATGCCTGAATTTTTGTAATTAGGTTTTGATACGCTCCATCATTTCCTGATTTAAATTGCTCAAAAACATTTGGCATTGTAGACTTTTTATTATAAGGGAAATTTTCAACATATACCTTCGCAAATGACTCAGAGTATTTCGTTTTATCTATAATATCAGTAATACCTAACTCAAATTGTAATTTATATTTTACATTTAAGAATGTAATATGTTTATTAATATCTTCAAATGATGCGTATGATGATGATACATTATTTTCAGACAAACATATTTTTTTGTCCATGAAGCTAACCGCTGCCGGTCCCCAATTTCTATTTAAAGGAATTCCCGCAAAATTAAAATTATAAGATTTTAATAATGTATCGTTAGGTTCAGATTCAATAATAAACAAAGATAACAAACATTTTCTCATTACAGGGGATATACCTGAATTAAGTAACGATTGCCCCAAATCGTAGAATGTGGTTGTAGTTTCCACAGGTTGTACCGCCTCGTATCTAGCGTATTTTTCATCAACTTTACAATCTCCAGTTTGAGATGGTTGTTTATAACTTGATAATGTATTTACAATCTCACTATTTGCCTGTCCAACCGTAGTGGCTTGGTTTTGTTCAACATTTTGTTTTCTCTTACTATTTTTAATTTGAGATAAGAATTGTTTTTTTACACTTTGTAAATATAGGTCATTGATTGGGTATTCAGCAATTCTTTGTCTAGTCCCTGAAAAACTTGTAGTAAATGAACCATTAGTTATCACATGTGAAACACTTTGTATCCAATATGGTCCTGAAAACATTGGGACATTTCTGATAATAAAATACATGGTTGGTTGTATCATTGCGTTACCCATACATTCAATGTTCACTTGGTATGCTCTTGTTTTATAAATGTTAAATAGACTTGAACTTTGTGTTGATGTTTTTGTGCCGCTTTTTTGTTGAGCTAAGTCATATTCCATTTTTAAAGACTCGGATGTCGCTTTACCTAAATCTTGGGATAATTGAATGTTTGTAAAAACAGATTGGTTTTGTATCCCGAAATCAACCGCAACTCCGACTACTTTATTTGTTAATCCCCAATTTGTTTTGTTCGATAAATTCTCAACCGCAGGATTATTTGTAGGTATTCCCAAATTCCAAGTGTCATTGTTAAACCCTCTATTAATATCAGAATTTTCTAAGTATTGAGATGTTGATTGACCATATAAACAAACTAATTTATTTTTTGATTTAGTATAATCAACTTCACTATATGTACCAAATAAAGCATTTGAAAACTCAGTTCCTGTAAACTTAGAGTCCGGTGTGTCAGATTGTGTTGGACTGGCAACTCCATAGAAATTAACATAACTTGGTATGTTCATTACTATAAAATTATTTTTTACTAAAATAGATTTAATAATCGATTCAACTGTTGCGTTTGGATTTGCAACTATCAAATCTTTAACCTCTGAAACATTGACTAAAATTTTATCTCCAACTTCTCTGTTCGCCCTATCATTAAACATTACGTCTTTAAAAATTAAATTTTTCTTGTAGTTAGTTCCGGCAACCCATTTATCATTAATGGCTTTAAATCTGTCGTATGTTTCAACCTTAACCACATCTCCATCAATAGTTTTACTATCAACTTGTTTTGCCGGGTTTGGTAATTTAGCTCTTAATTTTTGTAATGTGTTAATAAAATATTCATTTTCAAAATTATTCATTTCCAAAATATATTTTCTAACCGCCTCAGTAAATGATTTTGAATCAGTAACTAATCCTAATGATTTTTGTGTTGCGTATATTTTTATAACACTTTGGAATATTTTAATGTTTTCTTTGGTGAAAGCAATATTGTTATCAACGAAAAAATCGAAGATGTATGAGCCTTGGATATTTAATGTAAATCCAGAAGCTGTCGAGTCTCCAACTCTTAAAAGTAACTCTTTTAATTCTTCAATATATTGTGAAGACAATAAACTAAAGTTATTAGGAAGTCCCCCATATGGTAACAAATTAGGGGTGACAGTTTTATAAGTTTCAATCTCCGGTAGTGTAGATAAGAATAATGTTTGTCCTGAAGTTCCAACTTTTGTAAAATAATTAAACGATTGTACATCGTATTTTGTAGGGTTAGAAATTTTGACTATTGTATTTTTATTAATTACGGCTGATAGGTTATTAATTAATAACTCATTACTTTTGTTTTGTATATTTTCAACAACATTGTTTATACTACTACCAGTAATTTCAAATTTATAAGATAAAGTATTTGTTATTATTTTATGGAAATTTAACTCAGACCCACTTGATAATTTTGGTTTACAAAAAGATAAGAATTTAGTTGAGAACACTTCTAGTTCTTCATAGGTGAATAAAGAAAATAATTCTTCAATGTTTGAATATTGTTTA